GGTTGGAGCTTCAGGCTCACCAACAGCAAAGAATTTCAAGGACTCCGCTAAGACTGCGAAGTACAAAAAGTAAGGACAACACAGCATGACACCAACTACCAAGCTAGAAGCTGTCAACATCATGCTCTCAACCATTGGTGAGTCTCCAGTGAACAGCCTCTCCTCTGGCTTGGTTGATGCTGAATTGGCAGAAACAATCTTAGATGCCACTAGCCGTTCTGTTCAGTCAGAAGGGTGGCATTTCAATAAAGAATATCAGGTTAAGTATTCCCCAGATCTTACTGGTGCTGTGCTTCTCCCAACCAACATCCTAAGAGCTGACGCATCGGAGCAACAAGACACGATCAATCGTGGACAACCTTTCGATTTGGTTCAGCGTGGGACAAAGATGTATGACCGAAAAAATCATACATACGTGATAAATAAAACGGTTGAGCTTGACGTTGTTGTCCAACTCGCCTTTGAAGAATTACCTGAGGTAGCTAAACGCTACATCACCCTGAAATCATCCCGTGTTTTCCAAGACCGTGTCGTAGGCTCTGGAACCCTCCATGGATTCAATCAAGAAGACGAAGCAACTGCGTACTTTGAACTGAAAGAGTTTGAAGGTGACTCAGGTGATTACACAATTTTTGATAGTCCTGATGTAGCGGCAACATTGGATCGCTTACCTAGTACGAGGATAAGATAATGTCTTTAGTCAGTGCGGGTATCCCCAACCTTATTAACGGGGTATCTCAACAGCCTCCTTCCCTACGCCTAAAGACTCAGGCTGAGTTACAAGAGAACGCACTGTCTTCAGTAGTTACTGGATTGCAGAAACGTCCTCCCACAGAACACTTAGCATCTTTAGGATCTCTAACAAATGCTGAGAAAGCATTCATCCACACGATCCGTCGTGACGAGAACGAGTTTTACACCCTCATCGTGACAACAGACGATATTCGCGTCTTTGATAAGAACGGTGTTGAGAAGCAAGTCAATGGCAGTGCGGCCTACCTTGGAGGGCTAACAAACCCTTCTGATGAGGTACGGGCAACAACCATTGCTGATTACACCTTCGTCATCAATAAGAACGTCACAGTAGCTAAGGACACAGCAACATCAGCGACTCGAAATAAAGAAGCTCTTGTTTATGTGAAGCAGGGTGACTACCGGTGTAAATACACGGTAAAGATCACGAAGGGTGGTACAGTGTACACCCGAACAATCGAGACAATGTCTTCGACACAGACGGAAGTAGCGGACACATCGAACGCGGAGAAGTCTATCCAGACAGACCGTATCGCTACAAACTTAAACTACTTCAACACGACGGAATCTACTTTCTACGGTTCGACAGCCGGAGGGACAATAGCGGGACTGTCGGTGACCCAATACGGTTCTGTTCTCCATTATCAGAGTACCGACGGGCAAGACTTCTCGATTACTACAGAAGATTCGAGAGGTGACACTTTCCTCCTTGGATTCAAAGAACAGACTGCTGACTTTGACGACTTACCTCCGAACGGGCCAGAAGGCTTTGTTATTGGTGTGGTAGGGGAAAACGACAAAGGGCAGGATGATTATTACGTCCAATTACAGATCGACAATAACGGTGGTCAGGTTTGGAAAGAGACTATCTCTCCTAACGTAGAAGTTCGTCTCGATGCGGCTACTATGCCTCATCAGCTCGTTCGCCAAGCAGACGGTTCGTTTACTTTCCAACAAGGTGCATACAAGGACAGGATCGTAGGTGATGATCTCACCAACCCTTTCCCATCCTTCGTTGATTATAAATTAGCGGACATCTTCTTCCATCGTAACCGTCTTGGTCTTTTAGCAGACGAGAACGTCATCTTCTCTGAGGCCGGTGAGTTCACAGAGTTCAACTTCTTCAAACGAACAGTTCTGACGCTGTTAGATAGTGACCCTATTGATGTTGCTGTCTCTAACAACAAAGTTTCGCTCTTACGTCATGCGGTTCCCTTCAACGAGTCACTATTGCTGTTCTCAGATTTGACACAGTTTCGACTCGAAGCCGGAGACCTTCTAACTCCTGCAACTATCTCCATTGATGTAACCACTCAGTTTGAGGCTTCATTACAAGCCAAGCCGGTTGGTGCAGGACGCTATGTATTCTTTGCAACGCGGAAAGGTAAATGGTCAGGTGTTCGAGAATACTTTGTTGACCTCGATGCACAGGTAGACGACGCGGCTGATATTACAGCTCACGTTCCTTTCTATGTAGATGGGCAGATTCGTCAGCTCGAAGCATCCTCTAACGAAGACACGCTAATTGCCTTAACAGATACAGATGAGTACGCCATGTACGTTTATCGGTATTACTGGAAAGGTAATGACAAGCTCCAATCAGCTTGGTCTCGGTGGGTGTTCTCTGGGAAAGTCCTTAGTGTCTCATTCAATAAGTCAGAAATTTATTGCCTGATTAAGTATGCAGACGGCGTCTATTTAGAGCGTATTAATCTCTCAACAGACGATGCCGTGAACTACACCACAGCTAACCATGGTATCAACCTAGATCGTCGTGTTCGTCTCTATGACGGAAGTGACACTCTACCTTATACAGACGCTTCAACTCAGTACGTAACTGATTCAGGACGCATCATCGATGCGAGTGCTGTCAGTGCTTACGTCACTGGTAATTCAAAGTCTGTGTACGCCGGTGTTCCATACACCATGCGATACCAGTTCTCAGAACAAGTTCTTAAACAAGAGCAAGAACCAATGACCATTGGCCGGTTACAACTACGTAACTTCAACGTGGTCTACAACAACTCAGGTTTCTTTGAGACTGTTGTGACACCTACAGCCCGTGATGCAAAGACATCAAAATTCACAGGCCGTTTGGTTGGCTCTGCCGCAAACATCTTAGGCAAGGTAGCCCTTGAAACAGGGACCTTCCGATTCGGTGTTAATTCAAATTCTCAAGAAGTAATAATTGAACTACGCAGTGATAGCTTCCTCCCTTGCTCTTTCCAAAGCGCAGAGTGGGAAGGTTACTTCGTCATGAGATCACGGAGATTGTAATGAAGCCCTACTACAGACCTTATGCCGCAGGAGATGCGGAGCTACTTGCTCCAAAACTCCGCAAACATGATGTGGATGAGGTCTGGGCTAGTCATGGATTAACTCCACTAGAGGCTCTTATCACGTCTCAAACTAACTCCTCAGAGTCCCACTCCATCATTGCCAGTGACGGTGAAGTCATTGGTATGTTTGGATGTGTGGACGAGGGGACTGTTGGTATCCCATGGCTTCTCGCGTCAGATCGTCTACCTGAGGTAGCTAGAGAGTTCCTACCTGAATCAAGAAAGTGGGTAGAGAAAATCAACCAAGATTACCTAGTCCTAACCAATTACGTCGATGTCCGTAATACAGCCGCGAAACGATGGCTCAGATGGTTAGGTTTCAGATTTGTACGAATAGTCGAGGATTTCGGCTATGAGAAAAGACCATTTTATGAAGTCGTGAGGATTTAAATGTCATTAGCACTTGTCAGCGCGGGTCTATCTGTCGCCGGTAGTCTAGCTAAGTATCAAGCAGACAAACAAGCCGCCGCCCGCCAAGAGAAAGCCTTTTGGGAAAACAGAGATAGTTCGATCCTTTCCAGAGATTTAAAAATACGTCAGCTCTCAGCTCAGACGGATCAACAACTGGAACAAAGCCAAGAGCAGGGTCGCCTTGCCATGATTGAAGCCTTAAAGAACCAAGCGAGAGCTAAGGTTGCAGGTGGAGAGTCAGGGGCCGTATCAAACAACAACGCAGTGATTAACGACAAGGTCGCCACATCGTTGCGTACACAACAAAGCTTTGCTGATGCTCTCTATGCCATTCAGCAAAACACAATGTATGCCCGCTATGGGTTAGATGCAGAAATGATTAACCGTATTAACTCTATGCCCCGTGGTCAGGCTCCTTCTCTTGCAGGTGCTTTGGTTGGAGCCGCCGGAAGTGGCGTCAGCTCTTACGTGGGTGCAGGTGGAACACTTTAAGGAACCATAATGGCTAAGAAACGTGTACAGGTTGAGGAGTTGCGACAAATCACCGCTAACCAACCGCAGATCGGTATGGTTGACACTTACGTTCGTCCTGCTACGCCACAGCGTGATAAGAGTCTCGATGATCTTGCGAGTTTCCTCGATAAAGCCTCTGCTCAGGTTGCTTACGTAGGCAAACAGAAGAAAGATGCTGAGGTAGCAACTGCAATCATTGCCGCTCAAGAATACGCTTACACATCGGGCGAGATGCAGACTCTTGCTGAAGCTAGAGATTCTGGAAAGCTTGATATTATCAAGGACCCTACGGTAGAGATTGCTTACAACAAATCAATGGGTATCCGAATTGGTCGTCAACTCTCTAGCGAGATGCAAAACCGCATCGAAGAGTTAGGTGATGAAATTACCAACAAGTCACCAGAAGACTTCGATAAGTGGTATACCGACACATCTAAAGAAATCATGGGAACCCTTGATAACAAGTGGTTGAGTGAGGTAGGTGTTCGCTTAGGCGTCGTGTCTCATTTAGATGGTGCCTACAACAACGCAAAGCAGTCACACTTAGCTAAGTCTCGTGAACGTCGTGAAGAGAAGCTCTACGATGCTTTTCTTGTAGGTATGAATGATGCGACAGAGTCAGCATGGTCAACCAACGACTTTGCTTTCAAGGTAAACCAAAAACAACGAGAACTTCTCGATAGTGAATCAGCTTATACAGGCACACGCCTTAATAAGTATATGGCGACATGGTTGGCTGAGAAGATTAAGACTACTGATGATCCTGAAGAGCTAGGAAGAATTAGAGATTCATTGGATCAAATCAAAGCCGGTAGTGGAACATTGGGTGGCACTGGAGTCTGGCAACAAGTTAGTGAAGGTTTATTCCGTCAAGCGTCTGATCGCGTTCAATCTCTTGCAGATAAAGCCCACACCTTGGAAGGACGTGAACGTAATGACTACGTGACGGTTGTCGAAGATGAGATGGTGGCTTACTACCAAGAGAACGACAACTTAGATGGTTACGAAGCCCCTGAGTCTGACTTAGTCAATAAGACTGATATTTTTCAGATGAAGAAGCAGATTGAGAATTTGCTTAAACCTGATGAAACCAAAGACTTTACATTAGATGAAGCTGTAGCGATGTATGAGCACTTCGTAGGTATGACTGAAACAGAAATGCTTACAGAGCTACATAACATCAGAACAGACAACAGTGTGTTTAAAGTTACAACGATGCGTCAGTTCTCCGCTCTGGAAGGTATCGCTCGTGATGCTATTCAGCGAGGGTCTAACCCATTCAGTGCTGATGCTTATAGAAGTATGCAGAAACGAATCGATCTTGGCTTTAATCCTTTATTTAACGGTATTGGAGAGGTCGTAATCAACGAGACAAACAGACCGTTGTATGAAGAAACAATAGTGCAGTTAAGGACCGCTTGGATGAGCGTCCTTGGTGACCGCCAAGCCTTAGCTGAGTATTTGCCTCCCCAGTACGAGTCCTTGCGAGGACAGCCGTGGCGGAAAATCTCTCAAAACCCAAGAGCTGTTAAAGCTGTTGTCGATGCCATTCTTCAAGAAGTTGAACCTTCGGAATATCCGGCGGGTTCTACAGGGCAGGTGCAAGAGGGGGTGAGAAGAGAAATACCCACAGCAAATGGGGTTGTCATAGAAAATGAAATAGATTAGGGACATTGCGATGGCTTATGAATACGAATTTGATGGGGTGAAGTACGCTACACCTAATCGACTTTCAGATCTACAGGTTGAAAACTTAGTTTCATCATATAGAGAAGCAGGTCTGACTCACCCTACTGCGGTAGAACAACAGCGTTTAGCTAGAGAAGACCTATTACAGAACAAATCAATCAAAGACTCCTTCCAGAAATATTGGATGAGAGAGAATGGCACAGCGTTCGATGGTACTGACGACGAGCTTGTCTCTGAGTACATGGAACAGATGCGTTATTGGGACCTCAACCTAGGTTCCCTTTTCACATTAGGG